TACGTCAGCAGATGCTCTCAACCCAGATCTATTTTGCTCAATCAAAATTTCTGTCAATGACTCCATGTTATTAAGTTTTGCTGTTGTAGTAGCATTAAGTGTAGAAAGTTTAGAACTAACGTCACTTAATTTTTTTACACTTTGGTCATTTTGTTCAGCCATTTAATGTCCTTATTGTTTTGCATTTTGTTCTTTGATTCTTTGATTTTCTTCTGTCAACCATTGCTGTAATAATAGTACATATACTTGTCTTTCAAATGGTATCATATTTTCTAGTTCTGTTAAACTCCACTTATGATGCTGGATCATGGCGAAGTTTGTTTGATAATAATTCACCAAGGAGTCGTGACACAGCGCTATGCGAAAAAAGAGTTAATTCCCTCAATCAACACTGGTTCCGATTTTTTACATTTGGAACATGACCATAAAACTTCTTTACTTAGTTTAGGCATATCTTCAAAAAAATCCTTAATCTTACTAAACTGTTCTGAAGTAAGGGATTCAATAAAATCAGTTAATTCTTTTTTGGTGGTATCTTTAGCCTTAAATAGTTCTTCACCTTCCCAGATATAATCAATACTATCTACAATCATTTTAAATGCTTCATCCGTAGTTGGGGTATCTCCAGAAATAATTAATTTTTGCATCGAATCTAGGTCAGGATATTTTAACTGTATACCAATTTCTTCTGTAATTTTTATTTTACCGTCACTTATTAATGAAGTATCAATTTCTACTTCATTGACATTGATTTCTAATTCACAAGTTTTTACACAATCCTTTTCTTCACAAACAAGAGAATCTGGTTTTTGTAGACTAATTTTTATAATGTCTCCAACCGATTTACCTCTAATCTGAAGAAAGAAGTATTCGATATCAAATGGTGCAAGAAGATTAACATTTAACGTACCTTCAGCACATGCATGTATAACATCTTTTACTGCTCTAGTTATTGCAGCACCACCTTCTTCTGATGCCATTAATAACAACTTTTCTTCTTTTACAAGAAAGGCTCTGTATTTAATTTTTTTCCCTGTTGATGGGATTGTCAATTCATAAGTGGGTGTTGCCACTTTAGGTAATGCCATAATATTCTCCTATAATAATTATTATTAAAAATCTCGTTCTCTACCTTGTCTGCTACCATTAGAATTGCGGCTTGAAGTTCGAGCACTAGTCAGTTCATTGGAATTTCCGTCTCTATTCCAATCTTTATATTGTATTCCCACGGTAAATTCAGAAATTTCACCCCCCGCTGTATCATATTCCAATTCTCCTAAACTGACAGGCCATGCTTCATTCAATGTAACATAATAACTTGCCTTTTCAGGAAGTAATTCTACATGATCAGGATAATGGTAAATCTTTACAGTTCCTGTCATGTTATCATAGTATGTCATATTACGATTTTGGGGGGGTTGTATAAGATTTATCCAATCTTCCCAAAATTTACGAGCAGCAAAATCATTAGTATTGTAAAAAGTTAATGTTGCGTTTTCGTATGAAACTCCATAGGGTTTTAATACTTCTATTCCATAAACTGTATCTTCAGTTGTTCGTATAGTTCGAGCTGGAAGGTCTACTTTGTTACATAAGAAGTTTATGTCAGTTTCCTGAAATTCTGTATTTAACGTATCAGGTGCTTTAATTGAAACACTAAATTTCCAGCTGTGAGCAAGTCCACCCCGATTTACAGCTTTAGCTAAAAAAGCTTTGGGTGACATAGTAGCATCTTTTGCCATGATTGTTCCTTGAGTTATAACTTAAAATTTTGAATAAATACTTTTACTTTCTCTCCACACTGTACTTTTGTGTGCTTTCTGAAATCTCTCAACAGGTAAGAAGAGGGCGGTTCCCCAATCATCTGCATTAACTAAAATCATTGCTGATCCCATTTTTGAATCTAAGTATCTTTTAATACACGGCTTTACTCTTTTAAATTTGTTGGAATCGCCTACCTTGTTGTAGTTTACTATCATCCTTGTTGATTCATCTAATTTATCATTGTTAACAAAAGCTGATAACTGATCCATTAATATAGCTCTATCCTTTGGATACAAATAATGTAAGTTGATACCTAAAAATCCGTCTTTATATCTTTCGATTGGAATGACTAGGGGGAAGGTATCATAGTATGGTAATCTATCTTTATTTTTGGGATCATATTTAAAAAAGTACATATTACCAGAACGCCAAAAAGAAACTCGTTTTTCATTTGCTATAATTTGTCCAGGTCTTTTATATCTTTGTAAGGTTTTTTTTACTATTGCTTGTTTAACTATTTTTCGAAACCATACTTTAGCAAGTTGTGTTCGTGTTGCTACAAGTCCAGATTTAATTACATTTGTTAAGATACCCAAAATAGGTAACATATTTGTATTCCATTGTAAGATGTTGTTTAAAATGTCGTAACTATTTAGTAATTGTTAGAGTATCTTCTGTTATTATTTGCCACGTCCATCCTTTGGTTTCACATACACTTACAGCTGCTTTCCACTTTGCCTCATTTATACCCCACGTTTTCACCTCGTTTAAATATCTTCTTTTATTTTTGGGATTTAGTTTTGGGGGACGAGTCTGTTTCTTAGGTTTGATTTCAACTAAAGTTTCACCTTGTTTAGTTTTAACCCAAAAATCTGGATAATACCTGTGCCATTTATTGTCAATAGGAGATTTATAGGGGATTATAACTTCTTCACTTGACCAAGATAATACATTCGGTTGTCGGTCTAAATACTTCATGAACTTCAATTCCCACCCAGAACGATAAGTAATTTTAGTATAGTCACCTTTATATTTTTTATAATTTTCTGGTCTGAATTTCCCTTTGTATGCCATATAAATATATAGACATCTATTAATAACTACTATTTTACAATAAGGAATAATATGGGTACACAGATGGTAAATTTGGAATGGCCCCCGAATCTTGGAGACCCAGAATTTCCACATTTTATGGAATTTAAAACTTTTGATTTTAGAACAAATACACCTACCAAAAATATAGCCTTATATATTCCTCCTGATGCTATGAAAACAGGATATAAGGCAGAATATAAAGATGATGCAATAGGGCAAACTGGATCTGATGCAATCCGCGCAATGACATCTGAAGGTGGTGGTGCATCTAATATTGGTGATAATCTCTGGAGAGCCATAGGGGGTATTGCAACTGGTAGAACAGCTGCTGGAACAGCTGTGGAAAATTTAACGGCTATGGGACAACAAGTGATAAGTAAAATCACTGGTGGTAATGCAGATACATTAATGGGAAACGTAACCGGGAAAGTACTCAATCCTTATATGGTTGCCGCATATCAAGGTCCAACAGTTTTACGTGATCATTCATTTACTTTTAAGATGATGCCAAAAAATGCAAATGAATCACTACAAATAGCTAAAATAGTAAAAGCTTTTAAAATGGCTATGTTACCATCTCATGGGAAAGGAAAAGCATCCATTGCCCCTGTTGGATTATTTGGTTATCCTGATGAATTTACAATAGATTTTAAGATAAATGGTGTGGATCTCGACACAGAGCTGAATCCACTTTTTCGAATAGGTAGATCTGTATTAACCTCATGTGACATAGATTATACTACTCAAGATACTACATTATTTTTTGACCAGTCACAACATCCGGTTTCGGTTGAAATGAAATTAGAATTTAAAGAATTAGAAGTTATGCATCGTGGACACATTGAAGCTGGATATTAATAAAAGGAAATACTAATTATGTCAGAATTTTTTTCTCATTATCCCAAATTCTCTTATAATATTACAGGGCAAGTTGGACCTACGCAATTAAAAATTGCAGTTAATATTATGAATAGGACTAAACTCAAGAATGTAATTTTAGATGATATAGTTCAATTTGAGCCATATTCTATATTAGAAAATGAGAGACCTGATATAGTAGCAGAAAAAGTTTATGGTGATGTAAAATTTACTTGGTTAATTTTTGTTATGAATGAAATACATGATCCTATTTGGGACTGGCCATTAGGAACTAGAGAATTTATAAGTTATATCCAAGGGAAATATGGAAGTGTTCGTGAATCAGAAACCCGTATACATCATTATGAACAAATTCTCAGAGCAAGAGTAGAACGAAAAGGAATAAAAGATCCTATACCTGAATATAGAATAAAATGTGATTATACTACTTGGTTGACTTTATCAACTGATACACGAGATACTATAAATTCTTATGTTTGGGAAACACAACAAAATGAAGCTAAACGAGATATCAGATTAATTAAACCAGAATTTGCTAGTATGATAATGGCAGAACACACAAATAAATTATTATAGGATAATACTATGCCAGCATTTAACGAAGGTGGTTATTCAAAAGTTTCTTTTGGAGAAACAACGATCACACGCCGAAAAACCGGAAAACCACAACAATTTGACGTTGAGAGTGGCGGAGCGAAAAGTGATGATATTATAAATCCTACTGTGGGAAATCAGCCAAGCTTTCCTGGTGATTATGAAGTACATGAATGTAGTCTTAAATCTCCACATAAGCCTGGTGGGGGAATTATTGATTTGAGAAACTCTTGGTCTGAACTGAATATTTT